TTGCATCTGCTGCATACCAGGGGGCTGTCCTGCCAAAGGAGATGCTGCTTGTTCCCCTTGTGCAGAAATTTTTACGTCGTCCTCTTTGATCTGCTCTTCACTCTGTCGGTTCTGCTCTTCCATCATTCGGACGATTTGTAGGTATTTAATGAGCTGCTCATCATCTATCATTGAGAGCTCACGTACTGTTTTGGCTCTATCAAGGGCAGCTGATGCTCTATCATCAACCGCTCTAGCCGCTCTTTCATCTTCCAGACCAAGGTTTGCAACGGACCTTGTAAAGCGCTCTTTACTTCCAGCCAGTTTCTCAATAGCTGAAGCCTGGTTAAGGTCAAGCTGCGATTTGATAACCGCTTGTTGAACTTGTTGCTGTTGCTGTTGAGCTTGCTGCATTTGCTGTTGGTTTTGAGCGATCTCGGCCTGAAGCTGGCTTCCCCCTTGAATTGGAGCTGCTTTGACAAGCATTTGAGGAGTAATTGGGCTTCCTTGAGGACCACCAGTTAGCTGGTAAACGTCGAGCATCTGACGGAAATGCATTTGACGTTGTGTATCTGTGAGCATCCCCTCTTGAATGGAGATGTCGTATTTGATGAAATCTTTACTATAAAACTGCTCTGTAGGCTTACGGCCTAGGATTCTTTCAACCTTTTCAGGTGTCCAGGTTTGGATAAGCTTGAGTACTTTCTTAGAGAGAAGCTTTTGCGCGTAGCGTAGGTTGTCAAAGACCTGCTGCACGTTATTGACGGCTGCGCCCTGACGAAGCATCATCATGACCCCAGACTCATTGCCTGATTGGGGAACTCCAAAGGCAGCATCGTTGAGTCCTAAGACATCGGATGGACCATTAGCAAAGATCTGTTGAAGCTGAAAGAAAGAAGGAGGAATGCTAGCTGGAGGAATCTTCTCTACTGCGCCAGGTCTTGCGTTCTTGTCTCTCCAGATGACCCGACCTTGAGAGGTTTGGAATAAAGATCTTGGGTTTACAACGGAGTCTTCATCAGCGATCCATCCCGAGTTGATCTGGGAATCGTTCATGTCTACCATCTGAGACAGAATTCTGTTGTTTAGCTTTTGAGGCCCAATCATGACCCTAGAAAGAGACTGTAGCTTAAGACCCCAGAACTCCGATTCAGGTTCGAATACTCCTACAAAAGGGACAAAACTGTATTCGTCGAGACCAAATTGGTTTTCTTCTGTCTTGAAGTAAGTGTCATTTAGGATGACGTGAGTCTCTACATAGCGCTTAGCTTGTTGGATCACTTTGAGCTGAGGATACTTGTCTAGCATGTACCGCATCGCATCTTTTGGACCCTTCCACTCAGTGTATTCGCCCGTTTGTTGGTCTACTAAGACAGGAACTTTCTTCCACATCTGCTTGTGGAATTCATTGAAGGCCATGAAGTCTTGACCATTCGGCTGAGTTTGATAGGGAAGCCAGGTAAACTTATCGTCTCTTGACCATCCTGCAGAATGCATGTTCCATACTTCATCTTCAAAGCCTGGAAGCAGGGATGCTGCTTGCTCTGGACCCATGTATTTGCGGCGCATAACATAGGAACAATCAGAGAGATCTAATTGCGTGAAGTAAGGGTCTGTGATAAACCCTGAATAGGGTTCCCTACCAAACTTGATATCGCCATTAACGGGATCTTCTCGGTAATCCATCCAGACAGTGCATAGATTCCAGCCTGTCTTAATGCCCCCCGAGAAGGCATCTGATATATATTTGTAACCGTCGCCAGCTTGATAGACGTATTGAAGCAAGTCGGATAGTTCGTCAGCGGCTAGTTGGTCTCTTGATTCTTGGGGAACAATAATAGAACTGAGGCGATGCGACCTTTGATAGCCGTCCACCATATTGATATTTTTGCGGATGAGGTTGTAAACCCACTGATTGCGGCCCGCATCTGAGAGAAGCTGCTTTTCCTGGGCATCCCACTGGTCATTAAGATACATTCTAAGGTCTGTATCAGCCAACGGATAGAATGGGTTCCAGGCATAGTAAGCCTCTTGATAGAAGTCATTGAATTCATTGACGATGTTTATGCCAGTAGTCAAATCTGCACCTTCGGTTAAGTAAGTTGTACGATACAGTCGTACGACTACCTTCCAAAAAAGGTGCGAGTGCTACGTTTTGGCATAGCTAAGAGATGATCAGTCCCGACTCGCGTAGTTCATGTTAGGCCGCTTCGAACCTTCTGGAATTCCCAGACAGCTCAAAGGTGGTTGGGCCTTATTTTTTAATCTTCTTAAGAGTCTCTGCTAACACTGCTCGCTTTCGCATCGTTGGGTCTTTCGAGTGCTCAGCCTTTTTAAGCTTAGCAGCAGGAATGTCTTGACCCTTCTTCACTTGCAATGCTTTTCTTAGTGCTCCTGGGTGCTCAATTGCTCCCTGTATCCACTTCTTAGCCATTAGCATTTACCTTTTTTCATTGGCTTTTTAGCGCCTTTGGATTCGTCTCGTCTATCTTTCATCGGTTGCTTCTTGGAAGATTCCTTCCCAGCTCGCATGCCGAGGGACTCATCCATCTTACTGGCTTTACTTTGCTTTTTCATATACCAACCCAAATTTAGCTTGCAATAAATTACTAACTCTATCTTCTAATATACATTCTTTCCATTTCCTGAGCATCACTTTCTGTCATCTTGCTAGACTTTTGATTAAAAAAGTGTGTATACAAGGCATAACGCTGTGCATCCAGGCTGTGATCGAACTTTTTAATGGGCTCATCCAGCCCTCTTTCGGAGCTCTTCGGATTCCACAAATAGTTGCTATATTCTTTAATAGATTCAACACAATTCGAACATATTTTGTAAGTTCCATTTGTAAGTAGCTGCCCTTGGAACCTAATTCCTGGAAGAACATCATTGGTTGCGTCGGCCAAGTTCCTAACTCCATTCCTCAACATCTCTTGTCTTAAGGATGCAGCACTTGGATCGATGTAAATCTGCTTTACATTGTATCCATCTACAAAATCTACAAAGTCTTTCACGTATTCATAGTCGGATTTCTGCCTCATCGTGGCACGCGAATCGTAATAATATTCCTTTTCCAGCCACATGTTAGGATAAGCGCTAGGGTTAAAGCCAATAAGTACAAACACACAAGGGTTCGTGGTGCCATAGTCCACCCCCACAATGTAATAATTTGCCACTGAGTTTGGGTAAGGGATAACGTGTATTTTCTCGTCGAAGAAGTCATATACTGCCCCCTCGGCAAGCACCCATTTACCTTGAATGTATCGCTTGTGCCACAGGCCTTGGTACTCGTTAGACAGGTCGTTGATATATTTTTCCGTGAGCGACGGATTATCTCTAATATTGAAGCTGAATGTTTTGAGATCAAGGTCCTTCTCCCTATCTATAAAGTCGCGCTTTAGCCAATGATACGGCGAATCAGGGTTAGTAGAAGCAAACAGCGATGCGCCCCTAATTGAAAGACGAGAGAGTAACATCTTAAAAAAGCTCTCTGGAAGTAAAGTGGCCTCATCAATAAGAGCTCCCGCAAACTCAGATCCTCGAATCTTCGCCTCAGCCCTATCATCATTCGCACCAACCACATACATAACCCGATCATACAACTGTACTTCCCCTTTCCCTTGCTTATACACAACAGCCGAACCAACTAGATCTTGAAGAGGAGAAATGATGTTCCTCTTGATGGTCTTGTCCGTTCTTCCGCATATAACAAGAGGTCCAGGAGGACCATTAGCGCAAAAGTCTATCCACCGAAGCAAAGAGACAAAAGATTTACCAGCACGAACGGGACCTTCAAATATGTTTATCCTCGCATCGGATGCTAAAAAAGCCTCTTGCTGCTTCTTACTTAGATCTTCCAAATCTTATCCCCTATAGCATATCAAAAAATGTTAACTGTTGGCACATAACACCTTCCATCTGGTGTCTTGATTCCCATTTATCGCCTCGAAGCTTTTCGTGCTTCTCTTGAATCTTTCTTCTGATCCTTGTTATTGTCTCTGGATGACTCAGCTTCCCTCCTAAAAATTCACAAAAGAAATCCTTAGAATGGCCGAGCTCCTTTGTCCATATTGTTGACAAAAGAACCCTATCGTCATCTCTAGACTCGGGAAGATCAGTGAGTACCGAGTAGACTTTGCAAGCCACGGCCTGTAGATCAAATGGACTGCTCATCGTTATTTAACCAAGCCAAGAAATCTTTCGGCCTCTTGGATCGAAGCTTCTTTGTCCATGACCTCGGCAACATCTTTTCTTTCGGACTTTGGTAACGGAAACTCATATCCAATCCATGCAGCCAAGATCATCACAGCTTCTGAGAATCCACACTTACGAGTCGACATAAGATAAGAGATTGGATCTCCTTCGGCTTTACAGGAATAGCAGTGGTACTTGGTTCCCCATACGTGAAAGCAGCTTCCGCCTTGATTACAGAACGGGCAATCTCCGTGAAGTAGTCCAGTTCCTTCACTGTCCAGCACTTTATCTGCCTTAAAGTTCCTATAGAACTGCGTCCCCTTTTCCTCCACCCTCTTCTGTAACTTCTCCAGGAATTCCTTTGGATACATCATTATCTTTTCTCCCGTACTTTTGTTTTAAGAAATCAATGAATTCTCTGAGTTCTCCGCCAAACCCTTCTACAGGCTTAGGATCATCCTTCTGCTCTAGCTTCTGTTTACCAAGCCAAATGCCCATAGAAGCGTTTGTTTTACTCAAGTTCAGTTGGTTTCTCCTTAACGAAGCCTTTCCGCCATCTGCGAACCTTTTATATACGTCGGCAAAACTTATGCCTTCCCCAGTCTCTTCGTGCTTGTATGTTCGTTGGCACCAGTAATCTAAAGAACGCCTATCACACCGAAGAATATTCTCAATTTCTTCCCATGTGCACCAAACATGGCATAGCCCTTCAAACGTCTTTTGATCAAATTCTCTGGGTGGCCTGCCGTTTGGTTTACCACTGGGTTTCTTAGCCATTTTCTTCCTATTTATAAAGAACAACTATGATTAAATATTGATGCCCAGACACTTCAATCACATTGGTTGTCATAGAGCAAATCTCCACATCTTCCATATCGCAAAAGTACCCTTCTATCTCATTCCGTAAGTGCTCTTGCGATGCAAAGTCTTGTTCGTCGAATATCTTGCATAGAACACCATTGTTTTTTACAGGTGTTTTATAATTGAATCCTTGAGCAAACTTCTTGATTTCCTCTTCTAAGTATGCGTTTACTTCTGGACCATACCCAGGTATATTCGGATCCCAAAACTTAGCGGCATCTTCCATCTGTTTTACGAATGCTTCTGCTTTCTTTGGCAAAACCTTCTTAGGCTTTGGTGAGTTGTGCTTACCCTTTGGCATAAAAAGCTTCTCCTTCAGTCGAAATATCAATAAGAGCAATCCCTTTCTTCTCTATGCAGTCTTTACACATTGCATACCCTTTGCGAGTTGGGTTGTATTTTAAAAATTCAGAGGTCAGTCCTTCGCATGTTTTACAAGGCTTCTCTTCCATTGGCCAGTTACAATCTCCGCACATTATTCGATTACTCCTAATACTCTCTCGCATTGGATGATGTAAACCGTCTCTCCATCGAACTCTTTTTGAAGAGCGTCGTACTTCTCGATTAAAATACGGTCCCCGACCCTAATTCCCTGCTCGTTCTCTGCGACAGAAATTACAGTGTAGGTGTCTTTCTTGGGCTCTTTTGCGGTCAGGATAATTCCATTAATGGTCTTCTCTTGGGCCTCTTCTACGAGCTTGGCTACAAGCCTTTTATTCATTGGTCTTAACATTACTTAACCTTCACCTTGTAGGAAGCGCTTGCATAGAGGTCTATGATCGCAGCAATCTGCAATTCAGCCTGGCGCAAGTCGTCTTCGTTTTCGAACTTAGCTGTGAGTTGACATAGCTTTGGAGCTTCAGATTGATCTGGGATTGCCTCTAGGTGTAGTTCTTCCATATCAAAACCCCAATTAATGAGATCTTCAGGAGCGTATCCGTTAGCCAGTAGATCAAAATCAAAACTTCCTGAGTTCTTGTTAAGGCGTATAGTGAGCTCGTCGATTTGTCCTTGGGTAAGCTCTTCTGAAGCTTCCATGCAATCAACTTGCTTTTGACCCTTTGAACGAAGGATGTAGTATCTCTGGTGTCCTCCCAGGATTGTACCGTCTTTGGCGATAACAATCGGTTGGCAAACGCCGAACTTGGACAGGCTACTGGTGATTTGCTCTTTCTGAGCTTTTGAAATTTTTCTAGGATTCTTTTGCTGAGGGCGCAATTCATCTATCTTCCTCTTTACGTAGTTCCAATTCATATATCCCTATAGTGGTTGGGGGATAAGTGCTACTACATCTCACATGACGAGTAGCACTGCATCAATTTACATAACTTTTCTTTCCATGCTTTAGGTGGAGGCTCTTTGTCTTCTAGCAAATCTCTAAGCGATGCTAGGTTCACTTTCGATTCTCGCAGAATCTTCTCCTGAAGAAGAACTTTCGCATTGAGCTCCTCCACAAGATTCCTGGCTAATCGTTTTCGCATTGGTGTCATTTTCTTCCTCTTTAACTTCGAACTCCATGAATCGAATTCTGTCTAGGTCGGTCCAAAATCCTTGTTTTACAGCCGAATCCCAATAAACTTGCTTTTGATTCAGGCTGGCAAATAACTGTTGGAATTGTTCTGTAGGAATATTAACCTTCAAATCTTTTCCATCATTGTATACAAATCTAACACTTATCATAATTTGGTTTCCT